ACTTGGGCCACAAATTGATCGTGAAAATGCTGCTTTAGAACAACAATTAGCTAATAGAGGTATTGCTGCAGGAACAGATGCTTACAATCAAGCTAAAACATTACAAGCTCAAAAACAAAATGATTTACTTAATAGTGCAACTGTTCAAGGTATTAATACAGGTCTTGCAGCTAATCAACAAGGCTTTCAACAAGCTGCTTATAATCAAATGCAACCTATTAACGTTATTAATGCGTTACGTACAGGTTCACAAGTTCAAAATCCTAACTTTGTAAATACACCTAATCAAGCTGCTACAGCAGGACCAGATTTACTTGGTGCTGCTAATGCAAGTTATCAAAATCAATTAGCTGCTTACAATGCTCAACAAGCTGCACAAGGTGGCTTTATGGGTGGACTTATGAGTTTAGGTGGTGCTGCAATTGGTAAATATTCAGACATTAGACTTAAAAAGAATATTAAGAAAATTGGTAAATTGCGTGATGGTATTAATATTTATTCATACAATTATATTGACTATAAAGATTTACCAAAAGACAAACAAATTGGTGTTATGGCTCAAGAAGTTGAAAAAGTCATACCTGAAGCAGTTATTACAATGGCTGATGGTTACAAAGCTGTTAATTACGCATTGATCTAGGAGATAATATGGCGTTTATGGATTTTTTACCGCAATTTAGTGATAACACTATGCCATCTTCAGATGATGCAGCATTAGCTGAAATTAATCTTAAAAGAAAATTAGCTTTAGCTGATTCTTTAAGAAATACACCTATGCCACAAGGTCAAATGGTGGGTAATAGATATGTAGCTCCATCATGGACACAATATTTAGCTGGTGCAGTTCAACAAGGTTTAGCAGGATCTAGAGAAAAAGAAGCATTAAAAGAATATGCTGACATTCAAAAAAATAGACAAACTAAAATGGCTGAAGTACTTAGCAAATTAACGCCACATGAAGAACAAGTACAATTAGATACAGTACAAGCAGGTGGTATGCCTGGCGTTATGCAAACTCAACAAGTAAAACCAGATGTTAATGCTGCTATTCAAGGATTAACAGAATTAGATCCTAATTTTGGTGCAAAAATAGCTGAAAATCGTATTGCTAAAGCATTAACACCTAAAGAGCCAATTAAACTTGGTGCTGGTGATGTTTTATTAAATCCAGAAACAATGCAACCATTATATACTGCTCCTAAAACAACAACTGGTCATGCACCACAAATTCAACAATTATTAGATTATCAAAAAACATTAGATCCAAAAAGTGCTGATTATAAAATAATTGGTGATGCAATTAAAAAAGAATCTACATTTGCACCTAATGCAGCAACCATGATGCCTAATGCAACACAAGTAGAAAATACAGCTCAAATGATTGCTAATGGACAAATTAAACCATTATCAGGTTTTGCTATGAGATCACCTTATGGCCAAGCTGTTATGTCAAGAGTAAAAGATTTAAATCCTGATTATAGAGCTGGTGATGTTGAATCATCTATTAAAGCTACAAAAGATTTTGCTACAGGTAAAAATGGCAATACAGTCAGATCATTAAACGTTGCAGTAAACCATCTTAATACATTAGGTCAATTATCAGAAGCTCTTAATAATAATGACATTAACTTGTTTAATAAACTTGGTAATGCTTATGCTCAACAAACAGGTAGCCCAATTCCTACAAACTTTAATGCTGCTAAAAAGATTGTTGCAGATGAAATTGTTAAAGGTATTGTTGGTTCTGGAGGTGGAGTTACAGATCGTGAAGAAGCAGCAGCAAGCATTAATGCAGCAAATAGTCCAGCACAACTTAAAGGAGTTATTGATACATATAAACAACTTCTTGGTGGTCAATTATCAGGTCTTAAACAACAATATGAAACAACTACAGGTAAAAAAGACTTTAATAAATTTATTTCACCAAACACACAAAAGAACATTGGCGATCATTCACAAGCTGTTCAAAGTGATGTAAGAAGTAAAGCAGATGCAATTCTTGGAGGTAAATAATGGCATCAGCAGATGATTATGCAAATTGGATTGTAGCTAATGAATCTAAAAAAGGCACTCCAGAATTTGATACTGTAGCTCAAGCATATAAAGAAGCTAAAGCTGAAGAATCTGGAAATAAAGCTATAGATTTTAGTATTCCTACAGAAGAAGCATTGCGTACAAGCTCTGTAAAACAACAAGGATTTACACCATTATCACAAAAGATTTTGGGTGCAGGTGAAGCTGCATTATCTACAGCATCTACTATTCCTGCTATTGCTGGTGGTTATTATGGACTTGCTAAAAATGTTTTACAAGGAAAACCAGCAGAACAAGGTTTAATGGAAGGTATGAGTAAATTAACATATCAACCAAGAACTGAAGCTGGTAAACAATATGTAGAAAATATTGGTGAAGCAATTAATCAAAGTGGTATTGCTGGATTAGGCCCTATGGCTTTACCTACAAAAGGTATGCCAATGATTTCTACAAGAACTGTAGAAGAAACTGTGCCTACATCAGGATTTTTGCGTAAAACATCTGAATCTCTTATGCAATCAGCTTTAAAACCTACTATTAATCAATTAAGATCAGGTCAAGCTAAAACTGCCATAGATACTCTTTTAAAATATGGAATTAATCCTACTGCAAAAGGTGTAGAACAATTAAAAGAAAAAATTGGTGGTATTAATGAAGATATTGCTACTGCATTAGAACAGTCACATGGAACAGTATCTAAACAAAATGTATTAAATCGTATTGGTGATGTTTATGATAAATTTAGACAACAAGTAGCTCCTACATCTGATATTAATGCTATAGAAAGTGTTGCACAAGATTTTTTAGCTAGTAATAAAGGTCAAGGTGCAATGGATACTATTCCTGTGCAATTAGCTCAAAAACTTAAACAAGGCACATATAAAGTTTTGTCAGGTAAATATGGTGAAGCTGGAAGTGCTGCCACAGAAGCTCAAAAAGCATTAGCTAGAGGTTTGAAAGAAGAAATAGCTGCAGAAATACCAGATATTGCACAATTAAATAAAGAAGAATCTAAACTTATAGACACTTTAAATGTAACAGAAAGACGTGCATTAATGGATCTTAATAAAAATCCAGCAGGTTTATCTTTACTTACAACTAATCCTACTAAATTTGCAGCATTTATGGCTGATAAAAGTGCATTATTTAAATCATTACTTGCTAGAACATTAAATAGAACAAGTGAATTAAATTTAAATCCTGTACAACCTACACAAAACGCTTTAATTGGTGGTGCTAATTTAATATCTAATGTTAATCCACAAGTAGCAGGATCATTAGCTATGCCAATGAGCAAAGCAGCACAATTAGCAAATATTTTACAGAACAAGGAGTAACAAATGGCAAGAAATGGATCAGGAACATACTCGCTTCCAGCCGGCAACCCAGTCACCACAGGAACAACCATATCATCCACATGGGCTAACTCAACCCTAAATGATATTAGTTCTGCACTTACAGCATCACTTGCCTATGACGGACAAACTACTCCTGTTGCTAATTTACCTATGGGTGGATATGTCCACACAAATGTAGGTAATGCTACAGTAAGAACTAATTATCCTTCTTCCGGACAAGTGCAAGATGGCACACTTACATACTTAACAAGCGTATCTGGAACAGACACAATTACTGCTACAGCACCTATTTCTATGACTGCCTATGCTACAGGTCAAGTATTTAGATTTATCTCTGCTGGAGCTAATACAACCACATCTGTGACGCTTAATATCAATAGTATTGGTGCTAAAAACATCACTAAAAATGGTACAACTGCATTAGCAGCAAGTGATATACCATCCGGTGCTGTAGTTATGGTTACTTATGATGGTACACAATTTCAAATATCTGGAGTATCTGTAACATCCATTTTAGGCTCAAATAACACATGGACAGGCACTAATTCATTTACAAATGCTTTATCATACACAACCACACTAACAGGTGGAACTGGTATAATAGCTATTGGTACTAACCAAATCTATAAAGACGCATCTGGTAATGTAGGTTTTGGAACTGCAAGCCCAGCAGCTAAAGTAGCTGTCGTAGGCACAGGATATTCACCTAATATTACACTTACAGACGCATCTACAATAGCTTGGGATACATCTACAGGACAAACAGCAACATTTACCTTTGTATCTACAAATAGAACTGTAGGCGCACCTACAAACTTAGTAAACGGTGCATTTTATAGTTTAGCAGTTATACAAAACGCAGGCTCTAACACACTTACATGGAATTCTGTGTTTAAATGGACAGGTGGATCATCACCGACATTATCAACTGCTGCTAGTGCAAAGGATTATTTTGTGTTTAGATCAGATGGTACTAACTTATACGAACAAGGTCGCAGTTTAGGAGTAGCTTAATGCTTAATTTAGTAGCAAATGGCCCATCAGGTTATAACATCAACAACTCACTTCGCTTTAGAAGTAGTGCATCTGCGTCTTTAACTAGAACACCAGCATCTACCACTAATCAAACTACATGGACATGGAGTTCTTGGGTAAAAAGAGGAACTTTAGGTGCAATTCAATCTATATTTGCTTCTGCTGTTTCAACTGCAGGATTTAATGAATGTAGAATAGATTTTACTTCAAGTGATACCTTTGAATTATTTTTTCAAAATGGTTCTGCATTAGCTGCCCAATTAATTACAACTCAAGTATTTCGTGACCCTTCAGCTTGGTATCATATTGTTGTTGTATCTGATACCACTCAAGCAACATCAACAAATAGACTTAAAGTTTATGTTAATGGTTCTCAAGTAACTTCTTTTGGAACAGCTACATATCCAGCACAAAATGCAACATTTCAATTTAATAAAAATGTATTACATACTATTGGTGCTGGATTTACAACTGCAACCCAAACATCACCAAATGCTTATTTTACAGACGGATATTTAACAGAAGTAAACTTTATTGACGGACAAGCCCTAACACCATCATCATTTGGCTCTACAAACTCAACCACAGGTGTATGGCAACCAGCTAAATACACAGGCACTTATGGCACTAACGGATTCTATCTAAACTTTAACAGCATAGCCCTTACTTCAGGTTCTAACACAGGACTAGGTAAAGATAATTCAGGTAACGGAAACTATTGGAATACTAATAACATATCTGTAACTACTGGCGCAACTTATGACGCTATGACAGATGTTCCTACGCTAACAAGTGCAACTGTGGCTAATTATTGTGTGTTAAATCCATTAGACAATGGTGGATTGACAATTTCACAAGCTAATATGTCTATTAGTAGGGCTACAACATCTTGGGTAGCAGATAGAGCTACTATTGGTATTTCTAGTGGTAAATGGTATTGGGAATATACATCAGGTGCTAGTGGTTCAGCTTTTGAATGGATTGGCATAGGAAACTCAAATGCTACATTAGCAAATTATGTTGGGGTAGATGCTAATGGTTACGCTTATAATTCATTTACAGGAAATAAAATAAATAGCAATAGTGGAGCAGGAAGTGGAGTTGCTTATGGTGCTACCTATACTGCAGGGGATGTAATTGGTGTTGCATTAGATATGGATGCAGGAACAATCACATTCTATAAAAACAATACATCACAAGGTACAGCTTATACAGGGTTGTCAAGTACATTTTTCCCAATGTTTTCACAATATGGAACATTAACAGGATATGCTAATTTTGGTCAAAGACCATTTACATACACACCACCTACAGGCTTTAACGCACTAAACACATATAACCTACCTACAAGCACTATTGTGCAAGGTAATAAGTATATGGATGCAACTCTATATACAGGTAATAGTTCTACACAATCAATTACTAATACCGCAGGATTTAAGCCTGACTTTGTATGGGCAAAAATGAGAGGGTCAGCTACTCAATCTCATGCTTTATTTGATAGTGTTAGAGGTGTAGGTAATTATTTATCTTCAGATTCAACAAGTGCAGAATTAACACAAGCAACATCATTAACTGCATTTAATAGTAATGGATTTAGTTTAGGTGCATTTGGTTTGCCAAATTTATCAACCTATTCTTATGTAGGCTGGCAATGGCAAGCTGGACAAGGCTCATCAGGCTCTAACACTAATGGCTCTATTACATCTACTGTATCTGTAAATGCAAGTGCTGGGTTTAGTATTGCTACATTTACTTGCCCAGCATCAGGTTCATTTACAATAGGTCATGGTTTAGGTGTTACTCCAGCAATGGTAATTGTTAAAGGTAGGCAATCTGTAAATCAATGGTATACATGGCATAAATCATTAAATAATAATGCTCCAAGTAATACTTATTATGTAAATTTAAGTTCAACTGCTGCACAAGCTACATTAGCAAATATGTGGGGAACAACAGGAATGACAAGTTCTACTGTTGGACTTAATGCCACAAGTGCATCTGTTGTTGCTAATGAAAATTATGTAGCTTATTGCTGGGCAGAAATAGCAGGGTTTAGTAAGTTTGGTTCTTATACAGGTAATGGTTCTACAGATGGGCCTTTTGTATATTTAGGATTTAGACCTAAATATGTAATGATTAAATCATCAAGCAATACAGGAAACTGGGTAGTATTAGATGCCTCAAGAAACTTATATAATAATACAAATGCTTATTTAAATCCAAATACAAGTAATGCAGAAGCAAATACAGGTACGTTGGATTTCTTAAGCAATGGTTTTAAATTTAGGTCTGTTGATTATAATGATAGTGGATACACTTTTATCTACGCAGCCTTCGCAGAAAACCCATTTAAAAACGCTTTAGCAAGATAACAGGAGAACTTATGTTTTATTCATCAACAGACGGACAATATATACAAGAAGGGCAAGCATTTACTATTAATGATGTCCAATACCCAAACAACTGGCTCAACCTTTCTACGCCAGAAGAAAAGTTAGCTATTGGTTTAGAGGAAGTAGTTGCTACTAACTCACCAGCTAACGACCAATACTATTGGGTATCATCAACATTAGACAAAGCTACTTTAACATACACAAATACACCTAAAGATTTGACAACAGTTAAATCTAACTCTTTATCTACAATTAATAGCACAGCTTATACAATCCTACAACCTAGCGATTGGATGGTAGTAAAAGCTACAGAAACATCAACACCAATTAACCCAGACTGGAATACTTACAGAGCTAGTGTAAGAGCAACTGCTGACCAAACTAGAACAGCAGTCACAGCAGCACAAGACGTAGATGCAGTAGCAACTATCATGGGTGCTATCGCATGGCCTAAATCACCAAGCCAAGTGGCTGCTGAAGCTCCTGTGAGTGCATAATGAACGATATAAACCCTGTATCGTATGGCAAACTTATAGGCAAAGTAGAGTCTTTAGAACACAAAGTAGAAAGCCTTGAAAAAGACATAAAAGAGCTATTAGAGCTTGCTAACAAAGGTCGTGGTGGTATGTGGGCTGGTATGATGATCGTATCAGCATTAGGTGGTTTTATAGGCTACATTACTCATACCTTTATTGGCAAATAATGTGGATTACAGAAGATACGTTGGCCGCTTTGTACACAGCATTTATACAAATAGAGCCATTCGCATCTTTTCCATTTCCGCCTGCCAAGCGTGTAGAATTTGTGGTATCTAATGATCCTGATACATACGGAGAATACGAACCTGAACCGCACAAAATAACAATATCTAAAGGCAGATGTTCTCACCTTAATACTGTCATTATAACCCTTTTACATGAAATGATACATCAAATGATGTATATAAAATATCCCAAATCAGAAATCTACACTTCTCACAAAGGTGAATTTAAACGCATTAAAATGAAAGTAGCAAAACAATTTGGATATGATCCACTTGAACTATAAAGCATTATTACTATTACTATTTTTGCATAATAGTGCAGCTACAGAATTACCTAATAGCAAACTTACACCAGGTAATGTTCGTATAGTCACAGTCACACAATTATGCACTACAAGCACAAGTCTTGTAAGAAATGTCACAGAATCCACCAAAAATCAGGTTTTTGCCAATTACAAAATGAAAGGCAATGATCGTTCTACATGCAAAGAAGGTTACGAGATAGATCATCTTGTATCATTAGAACTTGGTGGCTCTAATGAAATTACAAACCTATGGCCACAATCTTATTGTGGTAAAAACAATGCACATAAAAAAGATAAATTAGAAAACGAATTACATAGGCAAGTTTGCTTAGGCAAAATAACATTAGAAGATGCGCAAAAGTGCATAGCATCTGATTGGGAAATGTGTTACATAAGGATATATAACAAATAGGAGTTATTATGAAAGTAAAATTATTGCAATTATTAACTTTTTTAAAATCAGCATCTTTATATTTATTTAAGATTATTAAAAGATGGGCTAAAGTATTAACAGAAGAAACAATTATAGTGCTTCAACATTTAGATACATTTTTAGGCGCATAATGAAAATATTAGAAAAGCTACAAAAAGTATTTGCTAAAGGCCCTAAAGAATTAAAAGAAGATCCTATTAAAAAAGATTTTCCACATAATATTTTAAGATCAAAAAATCAAGATCAACCTGAATTACATCATCATAATCATGGGAGTTCTACAACATAATGGGTAGCTTAATTTCACTTATTTTACCAGCTTTAGTTCCTGCATTTACAGACGGTGTTAGAGGTATATTTGCCAAGCTAACAGGCGGTGCTGGTGGACAACCACAAAATATGCAAGAACGCATATCTCTTATACAAGCAGAAACAGAACGCTTAAAAGCATTAGCTGCATTAGACACACCAACAGGCGAACCATCTAAATGGATTATTGATTTAAGAGCTTGTTATAGATACATTATCGTATCATTTATACTTATTGCTACTCTTGCAGTTATCTACTCACCTAGCGTGCCTGTAGCTGTTGTAAGTGTATTCCTAGACATGACAGGTGCATGTATGTCATTTATTATTGGCGAAAGAATGTATTTAGCTATAAAGAAATGAAACTTAGGCTAGAAAGGTTTGAATATGGAAGCACTTATACTATCGGCAAATTCTACATTGATGGTGTATATCATAGTTTTTCTTTAGAAGACGTAGTTCGTAAAGGAGAAAAAATAGATGGACAAACAGCTATTCCTAATGGCACTTACTCTGTCATTATTGATGTTTCTATTCGTTTTGGTAAGCAACTTCCCCATATATTAGACGTACCTAATTTTACAGGCGTAAGAATACACGCTGGTAATACATCTAAAGATACAGACGGATGTATATTGCTAGGCACTACCTGGACAGGTGGCGATTTCATAAGTAATTCTAAAATAGCATTTGATTCATTTTTTAAAAAATTACAAGAAGCTAAAACAGCTACTATTGTTATATGTTAGATTACGCAATTTGCTATACACTTTGTGCTATAGACGATATTAAATATATTCTTGCAATTATATTATTACTTATAGTGTATAATGAGGTAACTCAACACTAGGAGTAGTTATGAAAATCTTGCTTTTGGATATTGAATGTGCGCCAAATCTTGCAACTGTTTGGGGAATCTGGCAACAAAACGTAGCTCTTAATCAACTCCTAGAATCATCTTATACATTATGCTATGCAGCTAAATGGTATGGTGAGTCCAAAATCATGTTTGATTCTATTTACAAAACAGATCGTAAAAGCATGTTAAATAGCATACATACGTTAATTGAAGAAGCTGACGTAGTAGTTCACTATAATGGTCTTAGATTTGATATACCAATGCTTAATAAAGAGTTTTTAGAAGCTGGTATGTATCCACCAAGCCCTGTAAAACATATTGATTTATTAAGAGTAGTAAAAAGCAATTTTAGATTTGTTTCTAATAAACTAGATTATGTATCACAGCGTTTAGGATTAGGTAAAAAGACTGAACATGAAGGCCATGAATTATGGTTAAAGGTTATGAATAATGATCGCAAAGCATGGAAACGCATGGAAGAATACAATAAAAATGACGTTGTATTGTTAGAAAAGTTATATGACAGGCTCAAGGGATGGGTTAAACAACATCCAAATCATAATGCGTATTCTGCAAATTTATGTTGCACAAATTGTGGATCTAGCAAATTAAACAAACGTGGCACAGTAAGATCAAGAGTAGCTATATTCCAACGCTATCAATGTCAATCTTGCGGTGCTTGGGCAAGATCATCTACTAAAGAAAAAGTTAGCACAGAATCACTTATTAATATTTAAAGGTTAATATGGCAATCACAGCACAACAAATATGCGATCATCTTGTAGGTAAAACTGTTGTGTCTGCTGAACTGGATTATGGCGATAACATAATCATATTAGAAATATCAGACGGATCATATATTGAAATTTCAGGCGAAGAACTATCTATATACGCTGAACTTAATCAAGATGATGATACCATTCACTAAATAAAAGAAAAGGGCTTAAACAGCCCTTTTTGTGCGTTTTAAGTACCGTTAAGCCTACGTTAGAGGATGTAATAAGTTTAGTATTTTTTGGCTTTCTACTAAACGTGTAACAATTACCAAATCTAGGTACTTAATCATCTGTCATTTCAAGACGTTGTAATTGAGCAGCAATCTCTGGTGGATTTACAGCTTCTTCATCTTTTGTAGCATCTAATAGCTTATTTTTATACCAATCAGACTTTTCTAAATCTTGTTCTGGATGATCTTTAAATGGATAGCGTAAATCATATTTGAGTTTACATCCTTTAAGATACCCAATATACTCTTCTTTTGTTAAACGACTTTTAATTATATCTATTGCTTCAATACCGCCAACTAAATAATGTGGTGGTCTATTTACCATATCTACCATAACTATCCTTTCATAAAAAATAAATTAATCAAAGTATAACACCCAAAAGCAAACCATATCATACCACTAATTACTAAACCCCAAACAATCCATTCAACTACTTTTTCTAAAAAATCCATTTCTTTCTCCATAAGGTATCAGTTTTGGTAATTTAATGTATCCTTGTCTTTCTAAACTTTGTAATCTAGTCCATGTTGTAACGGTTTCTTGCACTATTTCTTTTCTTGTGCAATTAGGATGCGTATTTAAATATTGTTTAATAAAATTAGCTTTACGCTGATCGTCTAATTTTGTGTACATTATAGTCCGTTATTGGCTTCTGCTAATCGTTTTGCATCATATTTAGATATGCCTTTATATTCTTCTATTGGCTCACCTTCAAATAATGGTGTAATTTTAATATGATGAGTTGTATTTTTTAAATCATTAAGATATGACAATTCATTAGGATGGAATGACCATAAATAAGATTTTAACAATTCACCTGTTTTAACATCATATTCTTCATACAAATATGCTAATGGATTTTTCATTAGTAAAACACCATCCTTCCTATTTTAGCTTTACGCTTTTTACCAAACCAATAATTTTTAGCTTGCATAGAATCATCATGGAAAAACAACGCATCTGCAATTGGGTTAGTATATTTATGAAATACAACTGTATCAAGAACCAATAGCTTGGTTTCCAAATAGGTTTTTTCATCAACTTTCGCATGCGATCCATCCCATACTCCGACAAACTGACCATCAGCATAAACAACAGAGCATACACTAGAACCCCAATGCCCACTATTAAGCCTATTACGAATAACATTTATAATTGCTATCCTTTCTTGTTTATTAGATCCTTCATGATATGCAGCAGTAGCATAACATACTACATCCATTTCTAAAGACTGTATATCCATTATAGACCTTTCATGATTTTACTGTTACGCCAAAATCAGTAGAAGCGTATAATTCACATACAAATCTCAAAGAAAGGAGATCTACTATGTGGACTAAACCAGCAGCTACTGAAATGCGTTTTGGCTTTGAAGTTACAATGTACGTCATGAATAAATAGTTATAAATGATGGGGATGCTCCTAGAAAGGAACATCTCCGTCATCTTCAACATCCGCACCCTTAGCAGATTCTTCTTGTAATCTTGGTTGTGCTTGTTTGCCAATAGCAAACTTTTTAAACTCACGACCTTGTGATGTAAGTCTATTGCTAATGTTTACATAATAAGGCGTATTAGGTTGTATATCTTCCGGTGTAATTAACACACCTGTATAATCAGCATGCCAATCTTCTACTTTTTTATCATTAGGAAAAAGATTGCAAGTGCCTGGTTTAGGTATAAATGATTCAGCCATATATTACTCCTTAGTATAAATTGGTTTACGTTTCCATCTTGTTGGTTCTGTATCTGTTTCTACGAACTGCATGAATTCTAACAATAAAGGCTTATACCAGTCAAGCCATTTATCATCTTTCTTTACTAATTCAACTGTAATGCCATTTGGTGTCCATACGCTAAACCATCCTTGTTCAGCTTTATTACAATGTATTTGCATTTGAACTTGCCAATAATAGCGTTCAGGTATATTAGGATAAAATTCCATACTAAATGGACATTTTAATTCTACAGTATCACCAAATAAATAAGCATCAGG